TCCACTGACCGTTGGAACGGTTTATACAACCAATACTACTGCTGGACAGTTTTTAACATCAAACGGTGCAAATGGCACAAGTTGGTCTAATCAAGCAGGCAATGTATTGGTTGTCAAAAATAATCCTCCAGAATTAGAAGTCAAAGGTCGTATGGTTATCAACGGGCGAGACTTGGAAGAACGGCTAAACACAATTGAACGAGTATTGACTATCCCTGAACGAGATGTTATACTTGAACGTAAGCACCCAAAGCTAAAGAAACTGTATGATGAATACATAACAGCGTTGGGCAAATACAGAACATTTGAAGCAATTAAAGGAGATGAATAATGGAACTACATGAATCAGTAGCACATACACGTAGAGAAATGACAGTTAAGGAATCTGAAGGATTTAGAGTACGCATGGTAAAACATGAAGTATCCAGTCCTAAAGGATTATTCAGTCTCGATCTTATTCAAGAAAGTTTGAAAGACGGTGTAGTACAAGATACTGCTACCTATAACTTCTTCATGACCAAAAGTGAATTAACCACCCTAGCTTACGCTTTAACTTTATGAAAAAGATTCATTATACTTGGCAACAAGTAGAAGGTGCTTGTTTGGATATTGCTAGACAAATGCAAAATCATTATTGGCGGCCTGACTACATTGTAGGCATTGGACGTGGCGGGCTTGTTCCCGCTAATTTGCTTAGTCAATACACGGGTATCAAGATGAATAGCCTAGATATTAGTCTACGTGATGGTGGTGATACAGTTAGCAACCTTGGCATGGCAGAAGATGCCTTTAATGGTAAAAAGATTTTGATAGTCGATGATATTAACGATCAAGGATCCACTGTCAATTGGATTAAGAATGATTGGCCTAGCGGTTGCTTTCCTGATGATCCTAAATGGAAAAGTATTTGGGGAGATAATGTTCGCTTTGCTGTATTGACACACAATTTTAGCAGTCAATTCAAAGATCCAGACTATTATGTTTGGACCGTAAACAAAGCAGAAGAAGATTGTTGGTTAGTTTATCCTTGGGAGGAGTTTTGGCTATGACATCAGCACTTATTAAACTTATAGTGGGCATTGCACTAATTGTGATTGCCATTGCAATCGGGCCTATATTAGGTATCTGGTCGTTGAACACATTGTTCCCAGTATTGAAAATCCCACTAACATGGGAAACATGGGCGGCATTTGCTATTTTGTTTGGTGGTAGTATTGCTACAAGGTTAAAAAAATGAGCGATTTAACTGTACAGGCTTTAAAGGCCAAAATAGAAACTGTGGATACTGATATTCAAAAATTGAAAGGTGAGGGCGATAATATTCGCAAAGTCGAAACTCTAATAGAATATAAAAAATATCTACAAGATGAATTATTGTCACTGGAAAAAGGTACATCATGATATCCGAATTTTTGCAAATTAAATCAACTGTCGAATCTACAGAATCCGATTCACGTAAAGTTTGTTATTTGTGTTTGCCAAGAAGTCAATGGGTCATTGATAACAAAGACGAACTTACTGATAATAATTTTCGTGAAATGGAATCAGTAGATGAGTAAAGGTAGTAAACAGCGTCCAACAAATGTAAATGCATACAATGCAAATTACAACGTAATTTTTGGAAAGAAAGACATGCAAATAAGAGTTAAAGAAGATCCAAAAGAATTTGGTAAATGCGGCTGTGGTCGTAGTCCAACAGGCAAGTGTATTGGTTGGCACGGCTTAACCGAAGAACAGTTTCAAGAACGTTTGGAAAAATACCAAACGGGCCAGCAAGATTTGGCTGGCAAAGATCTGTAATGTCTCCCAGCGATCATGAAGTCATTGTTGGCTGGCATGCTCCCAATGGAGAGTTTTGGTGGAATGAAACATGTGCTATGGTAGTAGAAGTATTCGGATTACCAGGACAACGTTTTATGTATACTCCAACTGAAGACTTTATGACATTTTGTTTCAAATCAAAAAGAGATGCAGACTTATGTCGCATACTTCTAAGCGAAAGAATTTAGAGCAGAAAATATCTTGCAAAAACCTAAATAAACCTATATAATGTAACAATAGGAGTAATAATGACTGAACCCGTATCATACAATAACATCGACGACAAAGGTTACGAAGAATGTAACCTTGCAGACGTTATCCGCTTTAAGATGAAGCGTGATAATAAACGCTTTTGGGCCGGTGACAACATTAGCGAATACGTTAGTGAAGAAGACAAAGCAATTCTAATCAAAGAAGCCGCAGAAGCGTTTGAAAAAGTATTGGACACATTGCTTATTGATCGAGAAACAGATCCAAACTCGCACGGTACTGCGAAGCGTCTTGCTAAAATGTACTTTAACGAAGTAATGAGTGGAAGATATGAACCAGCACCAGACGCAACAGCATTTCCAAACGACTCGGCAGACCGTTACGAAGGTATGTTGGTTGTACGTAGTGAGCTTCGCTCTATGTGCAGTCATCATCATCAGCCCGTTACTGGTGTTGCTTATATCGGCATTATTGCCGCACAAAAACTTATTGGTTTGTCAAAGTATACAAGAATAGCACAGTGGTGTGCTCGTCGTGGTACACTACAGGAAGAACTGTGCAATGACATTGCACGTGAAATACAAAAAGCAACAGAAGCTAGAGACATAGGTGTGTATGTACAAGCTGTACACGGGTGCTGTGAAAATCGCGGTATTATGGCCAAGAGCAGTTTAACACAAACCACAGTACTTAAAGGTGCGTTCAAAGATGATCACGGTACAAAGAAAGAATTCTTTGACAACATCAAAATGCAACAAGAGTACGCTTCAAAATGAATCCAAAATACCTATACACTATTAAATGGTCGCAACCATATGCCACATATCAAATGCGGCCGTATCTCAGACAATTGCGTAACGACTACGAAAAAGTTATTGAAGCACAATTAGAAAGAAAAGAATTTACACAGGCTAAAGAGGCTATTGAAAGGATTATGAAATTATGAATTGGTTAAAATTAAAATTACGCAATTGGGTATTGAGTGCTCATGATGAACTAGAGCAACGTGCATACTCAAACTCTAAAAACAGTAACAGTATTGCAAGTGTTAGCACAAGAGATGTTGGTAGTGATCCTACACTACAGTTCAAAGTGTACAATGCCATTGGTGGCAAGGTAGTGGAGTTCAGTCGATACGACCGCATGAAAGATCGACACTTCCACGATATCTATATTATCGGCAAGGATGAAGATTTTGGTGAGAAGATATCTAAGATTGCTATGCTAGAGGTACTAAAATGACGCCACAAATTCCTGCTGAGGGCATACTAAAAACAAACGATTGGGGAGACTCAAAAGTCTATCGAGTTGCTTGTGAGTGCGGAGACGAGACGCATAATCACAATGTTTGGATAGAAGCCGAAGATACAGGCATTGTGGTTACTATCTATACTACTACTCATACAAACTTTTGGTCAAAGACACGTTGGTATCATATGTGGACCTTGCTCACTAAAGGCTTTATTGATACCGAAGTTGGTGTGCATTTAACCAAACAACAGACATTGAACTATGCAGACACATTAAAATCTGCTATAATAGACGTAGAAGATTTTAGGAAAAAAAATGAGCAAAATAAAAATATCTGAATTGTTTTATAGTATTCAAGGTGAAGGACGCTACATGGGTGTCCCGTCTGTGTTTCTACGCACGTTTGGTTGCAATTTTACCTGCGACGGTTTTGGAATGCCACGTGGTGAACAAAGTAAAGAGCGTGATTTTATTGCGGCTGATATTAAAAAGTTTTTTAAATATGAAGACTTGCCACTAGTAAGTTCAGGTTGCGATAGTTATGCTAGTTGGGATCCACGCTTTAAGGATCTTAGTCCAATGCTTACAAGCGAGGCAATCGTAGATCGCATTATGGAAATTATTCCACATAACGAGTGGAAGGATGAACATTTAGTTATTACAGGTGGTGAGCCATTGTTAGGTTGGCAACGTGCTTATCCCGACTTGTTAGATCATCCTAAAATGGCAGGTCTTAAAGAGATTACGTTTGAAACAAACGGTACTCAAAAAATTGATCCTGCATTTAAAGAATATTTAATTGACAATCATTGGACATACGGATGTGAACAAAAAGAATTAACATTTAGTGTTAGTGCTAAACTTCCAGCAAGTGGAGAAAAGTGGGAGGATGCTATTCTACCTGAAGTTGTTTGTGAATATGAACAAATTGGAACTGCATATTTAAAATTTGTAGTAGCAACAGAAGATGATATTACAGATGCAGAACGTGCTGTAGAAGAATTTAGAACAGCTGGTTTTAGAGGACACATTTATTTAATGCCAGTAGGCGGTGTTGAAAGTGTTTATACACTAAATGCAAAGAATGTAGCACTTGCGGCTATGAAGCGTGGCTGGCGCTATAGTGATAGATTGCAAGTTCCACTTTTTAAAAACGAGTGGGGAACTTGATGCAAATTAGTGGTTTTAAAAGTTTACCAAGAGCAACTCCGTTTGCTCCTGAGTATCACTATGTTTTAGGGCAGTGTGCAATTGAAGGAATTAATTTTGATAAAATTGCAAAAATAGTTCTTGATAAAGAGCTTAGTGTAATAAATGATACGTTAGATGAATATAAAAAAGAAAATCAAATACTTGAAAATTTAGGGATGAGCAATCCTTACTTTGACGGGTATACTGGTTTAGGTAATAACAGTTTAACTTCTCGTTCAAATCTATTTAATGTATTTCATTGGAAAGATGACGAAATTCAAAAATTATACGGTGAGCTTCATAAGAAATATTTGGATTTCTTACAAGAATTAAAAGTTCCAAGATCAAAAGTTTGGATACAATGCTGGGCAAATGTTATACGTGCAGGGCAAAGTATGAAGCCTCATATACATTCTGTAGATCCGTTTTGTTATCTTGGTGGACATATAACTGTACAATGCAACGATACGTCAACTGTTTATATTAATCCAGTCAATCAACTTAACGATCCTAATGAATTTAAAGTTAAAAATGTTGTAGGGAATCTCACTATATTTCAAGAATGTATTCCGCATTATACTACTCCACATACTGGTGAAAAAGAAAGAATAACACTAGCATTTGATTTACTGGTTGACGAACATGCTAGAGCAGTTAATAAGGCTAAACTATTAACATCAAATTTAATTATATTTGATGACGTTTAAGGACAAATATGAAACAATTTATTAAGAAAATTTTTGGTATTGAAAAATTAGAAAAAGAAAAAGAAGAAGTTATTGCTAGGTTAGAAGAAGCTAAAAAAGCAGAAACAACTTCTAAAATGACTCCAAAAGAACTAGCCACTGCAAAAGGTGAACCTTGGGTAGCAGTATTGGACACTCACGTTAATAAAGAAAATCCAAGGAATGGCTTTTTTGAACTTGACTGGAATGAGATTTTTGTGCTACAATTGAAACAAGCTGGATACGGATTTGAAGGTGATCCAGACGAAGAAATTGTAGACCGTTGGTTTAGAGATCTTGCCCGAAATATGTTAGGGGAAGAAGGACAAGATGTCACTCGAGGCGCAGGGTTTATTAATGTTGTTCCACTAGCACAAGGCAAATCAGAAGTTTCATGACATACATTTTAGTTGATACTGCAAATACATTCTTCCGTGCTAGACACGTTGTTCGCGGAGACGCTGACATTAAACTAGGCATGGCCCTTCACATAACATTTAACAGTATCAAGAAAGCATGGAATGACTTTGACGGTAGTCATGTAGTGTTCTGCCTCGAAGGTCGTAGCTGGCGCAAGGACTTTTATAAGCCTTACAAAGCCAATCGTGCAGAAAATCGTGCAGCAATGAATACAAAAGAGCAAGAAGAAGACAAACTCTTTTGGGAGACATTTGACGCTTTTAAAGAGTTTGTTGAAACAAAAACTAACTGTACAGTCTTACAACATAAACAACTAGAAGCAGATGATTTAATTGCTGGCTTCATTCAAATGCATCCTAATGATGATCACGTGATTATCTCAACAGACAGCGATTTTCACCAGTTAATTGCACCTAATGTCAAACAGTATAATGGTGTAGCAGATACACTAACTACACACGAAGGGATCTTTGATAAGAAAGGCAAAAGTATAGTTGATAAGAAAACTAAAGAAGCAGTGTCTGCACCTAATCCACAATGGATCTTATTTGAAAAATGTATGCGTGGCGATTCAAGTGATAATGTTTTTAGTGCTTATCCAGGCGTGCGTACTAAAGGTACAAAGAATAAAGTTGGCCTAACAGAAGCATACGAAGATAAAGGTAAAAAAGGCTGGGCGTGGAACAATCTCATGTTGCAACGTTGGGTGGACCACGAAGGTAAAGAACACAAAGTATTAGATGACTATAATCGAAATGTCATTCTAGTTGATCTTACTGCACAACCCGAAGACATTAGAAAACTAATTACAGAAACTATTGAAATGAAAATTCAAGAGCCTAAGAATATTAGTCAGGTAGGAATTCGATTATTAAAGTTTTGTCAGCTATATGACATGAAACGTATGATGGATAGTATTGAATCATTTGCTCATCCATTTCAAGCAAGATATATTAAATTGTCGGAGACACAATGAATTTAAAAGCTAAACCTATTGTAGACGGTAAATTTTGGATTGTAGAACAAGACGGTGAACGTGTTGCTACTCTACATAAGAAAGAAAATAATAAATTTATGCTTAGTTCAAAAGACGGCGAAGCATATTTCAATAAAAAAGATGAGCTAACAAAACGATTTGGCAAAGACTTTTTTCAAGTTAGCGATAAAGTTAAAATTGTACACGAGGAAATTAGAGATGTCTATAATTATCCAACTAGTTGTAGACCGTATAATCCCCTGTTTAATGTACAACGAAAACTACCGTTGTTTACAAAGAGTGAAGATAGTAAAAGTTTGTATTGTGCAGGCTATTACACAATTAAATTTGATAAGGGTTGGGTCAAGAGTTTTTGTCCTAAATTAATTACAATTGAAAGATATCCGTATAAGGGCCCTTTTAAAAGCGAAATTGAAATGAAACAGGTATTGTCTAATGCCAAATCCGATTAACACTATACCTATTCAGCAATTTATTCAACAGGTTAAGGCTGCTGATCTTACACAACAACGTGAGATTAAATTAGATATTAAGACGGCTAAAGCATTGGCTTACTGTCTAGGTGAAGTTAGTGCAAAACTTCTAGAAGACCACGATATGATTATTAAACGACTAGAATCTAGTACGGGTGCGGCAGTGACTGTACAAATGGATGGTGGAGGATTTTCTACCAATTAATTGATAAATATATGCGTAGTTAATACAAGGACGCATATATGTCAAGACCTAAGCCAAAAATTCTATTAGAATATATAAACAAAAAAAATTATAAAAGCGAACAAATTTTAGAAGCTGATGCCATATGGGCAGTCTTTTATAAACAAGAGCCTTTTAATCTAAAATCATCTAGTAGTCTTACTAGCTATCCGGGTCCTAAATATAAGAAGGTTTCATTTAGTAATCCGGGCCATGCACACAATTTGGCTAAAAAGTTAAATCAAATGTTTAACTGTGACGACTTTGAAGTTGTCAAATTAACCAGTGGTGAAATTATTAAATGATTTCCAGAGAAACTTTTACTAAGATCTTTTTGCAACAAAAAGACAAAAGTATAGATGAAGCTAATATAAAACATCATATGTACAAATGGTGGCAAAGTCACCGAAGCAAGGATCAGGGTGGTTTACGTCTTAGTGATGAAGGTTTTGATTTTTTAACAAATGAATTGGAATTAAGAATGTATGATGTTCCGTTCACTGAACCAATCGAATTAAGTCCGCAAACTATTATATTTTTTGATAGAAATATGGACTGTCCGTATTATCTCACAAACCAAAGTATTACCGTTTTTTCTGAACGTAAGAGTTTTGAGCTATATATGTTTTCGGACGATATTCGAAAATACGGACTAGTTAAAGCAATGAATCGCCAAAACAAAGATAACCAAACGGACGAAAACTCCTAAAAAATCAGTTGACGTGCCTGCTGTTAGGTTGTATAATAGATACATAGACAGTTAAACTTCAACGCTTTTTTAACCCAGGAGTATTTATGAGCGAGATCCTTTCACGTACAGTTGGCCCTAAGGCTGCTAAAAAATCCCTTCGCCGTGCTTTTAAAGCCAAGCGTCCATTGTTCCTGTGGGGTCCTCCAGGTATTGGTAAATCCGATATTGTAAAACAAATGGGCGTGGAGCTTGATGCCCACGTGATTGATATCCGTTTGAGCTTGTGGGAACCTACTGACATCAAAGGTATTCCTTACTTTAATAGCACTTCTAATAAAATGGAATGGGCTCCTCCTATTGAGTTGCCAGATGCTGAGATGGCTGCAAAGCATAAACAGATTATTCTTTTCTTAGATGAAATGAACAGTGCAGCTCCTAGCGTACAGGCTGCGGCTTATCAGTTGGTTTTGAATCGCCGTGTTGGTACTTATTACTTGCCAGACAATGTTTTAATTGTTGCCGCAGGTAATCGTGAAACTGACAAAGGCGTCACTTATCGTATGCCTGCTCCGTTGGCTAACCGTTTTGTTCACTTGGAAATGAAAGTTGACTGGGAAGATTATTTTGGATGGGCTGTTGACAACAAGATCCATAAGGATGTTGTAGGGTTCTTAACTTTCTCTAAAAAGGATCTGTACGACTTTGATCCAAAGTCAGCAAGCCGTGCGTTTGCTACTCCACGTAGTTGGGCGTTTGTATCTGAATTGTTGTTTGATGACGAAGAAGATACTGACACATTGACCGATTTGATCTCAGGTGCAGTTGGTGAAGGTCTGGCTGTTAAGTTTATGGCGCACCGCAAGATTGCATCAAAGTTGCCTGATCCTACAGATATCTTAAATGGTAAAGTTAAGAAAATGGACACTAAAGAAATTAGTGCCATGTACTCTTTGACTGTGTCATTGTGCTACGAATTGAAAGATGCTGCCGATAAACAAGATAAGAAGTTTAACGATAAAGTTAACTATTTCTTCCAGTTTATGATGGATAATTTTGAAACTGAATTGGTTGTTATGGGTACCAAACTTGCATTGACCCAATATCAATTGCCGCTGGATCCTGATGAGATTAAATGTTTTGATGACTTCCATACTAAATATGGCAAGTACATTGCGGCAGCTACAGAAAAGCATTCACGCTAATTTGAGCTAGCATCAGTTGACAGGAGCTTCGGCTCCTGTTATAATATATACATACAGCAAATACTTAGGAGCAAATATGTCAAGTTATCTAGATCCAATTGTTGACAAAATTATTGTAGCACGAGTTGGTCTGCTACTACGCCATCCGTTTTTTGGTAATATGGCTACTCGTCTTAAAATTGAAGATGCTACAGAATGGTGTGCTACTGCTGCAACGGACGGACGTCATTTGTATTACAATAAAAACTTCTTTGCAGACTTAACTACCAAACAAGTTGAGTTTGTTGTTGCACACGAAATCCTACATAACGTTTTTGAGCATATGCTCCGCGTAGAAGGACGCGATCGCAAGATATGGAACATTGCCGCTGACTATTCAGTTAACGGTACGTTAGTCCGTGATCGTATCGGTGAAGTTCCTCCTAAGATTAAAATCTTCCACGATACTGCCCACTACGGCAAAAGTTCAGAGCAGATCTATGATGAAATCTACGATACCATGGACGATCAAGAACTTGAAGCACTTGGTCAATTGTTGGACGAACATATTGACTGGGAAAAAGAAGGCAAAGGCCGCCCTGCTTACTCAAAAGAAGAACTTAAACAAATCCGAGACGAAGTCAAAGAAGCAATGATGACTGCGGCACAGGCCGCCGGTGCTGGAAATGTACCTGCGGAAATTGGTCGTATGATCAAAGAGCTTACTGAGCCAAAAATGAACTGGCGTGAAATTCTGCGGCAGCAAATTCAAAGTACTATTAAGAATGACTACACCTTTATGCGTCCTAATCGTAAAGCGTGGCACATGAGTGCAATTTTGCCAGGTACTAACTACGATGAGACTATTGATATCTGTATTGCTATTGATATGTCAGGTTCTATTAGTGATGAGCAGGCAAAGGACTTTATCAGCGAGATTAAAGGCATTATGGATGAGTACAAAGAGTATAAGATTAAACTCTGGTGCTTTGATACCAAAGTATATAACGAAGCAGACTTTGATGGCTATGGTGCAGACATTATGGAATACGAAGTTAAAGGTGGCGGTGGTACTGAATTTGATGCTAACTGGGACTACATGAAACAACACGATATTAATCCTAAGAAGTTTATCATGTTTACAGACGGTTATCCTTGGGGTAGCTGGGGTGATGAAAATTACTGTGATACAGTATTCATCATTCACGGCAACAATACTATTGTTCCACCTTTTGGTGCTCACGCATACTATGAGTCTAGTGATAAAACTTGATCCTGATGCATTCAGTGCCGGCCAAATTGAAAGTAAAGTTTGGGCGGCACGTGAGTTAGAACCTATAGTGGCTCAACTAAAAATTGAGCCACTTCGTATTGCTATTCTAGGCGGATGGTATGCTCTACTGCATTTTATTTTGCAAACTAGGGAACGTGTTAATATAGAATATTGTAGATCTTATGACGTTGACCCGAGTGTGTGTATGGATGCAAATTTGATTAATAATACTTGGGAAATCAAAGATTGGCAATTTAGATCGTTCCCTAGAGATGCAAATCTAAATACATATAACGATAATATCAATCTAGTAGTCAATACATCAACAGAACATTTTACCAGTAGAGAATGGTATGATCGTATTCCTACAGGAACGCTGTGTTTGTTTCAAGGTAATGATCTAGTTATTGATGATCACGTACAACGTCCGGAAAGTTTAGAACATTTTAAATCT